CGCGGGAGCCGGCCTTCATTGATCGCGTGCAAGAGCGGCAAGTGCTCTTGTGCGGCGTTCGCCTTCACAACGAATTCGCCGGAAGAGAGCCGCGCTAAAATGCTGTCTGACGTGCCAGTGCCCGGGCCGCTGATCTCGCCGCCGTCCGCGTGGCCTAGAATGCCCGAGAGGAAGCCGCCGCTGCCGCCCGTCGCGAGATTGAAGGCGCCGGAGATCACGCTATCGAGCGCCTTGTCTAATAGCTTGTCCGCGATCTTCTTTAGTTGGTTTTCGAGCGCCTGCCCTGCTTTGACGCCGTTCTCTAAGTCGCCAATCAAACCTTTAATGAAGCTCGTGCTGTCGCTTTTCGCCTCATTGAGCAATTGCAGCTCGCGCATTTGGCCGGCGAGCCGCTGGCCTGCTTCACTATCGGGCTCGATGTTTGCGCCATGAAGCGTTGACGCGATCGATTGCTCGCCGGACGTGCGCCCGAGCTGAGAACGATCAAAGCGGTTCTTCTGTTCGAGGTTCGCCGCCGCCGTCGCTTCTTTCAGCTTCGCTTCAGCATCCGCAAGCGCAAGCACTTTCTGCCGCTCTTCGTCACTTAAGGCGCTGCCACGTTGGCGCGCCGCTGCTTCAGCTTTGGCGATGTCCGCCGCTTCGGCTTTCGCCTTGTTGCTCTTGCCGATCGTGTCGAGTTCTGCCTTTAGAACGTCATTGGCCTTTTGCAGGCTTTGAACGTAGCGCTCTACTTCATCGGTTTGCGTGCCGCGCGCCTCTTTCAGTTTTGGCAGTGGCTTTGACTTGTCGCCATGCACAACGAGGTCGGGTGCTTCCGTTGGCTTGTTGCGCGCGTCAATGGCCGATTGCCGCTCTTCGTCAGTCAGAAAGTGAACGTCATCGCTGATCAAGCCGTGATCTTTCATCCACATAACACCCTTGTGGAAGATGTCGGCGTTCGCGAACTTTTTCACGGCATCATCGATTGCACTCCCGACATTGAGAAGCGCAGAGGCCCAATTCCCGGTTAAGGCAACGATCTCCATCAAGGTCGTCTTAAGGTTTGTCTCGGCCTGCAATTCGTCCATTTGCCAGCGCAGAATTGCTTGCTGCACCGGGAGCCATCCGTCGCGCATGGTTTTATGCGCGTCGTCCAGCTGCTTCTGAATGGCTTCGGCCTGATTGATCAGCTCCGGTGAAAATTGCACCTTCGTCATGCCGTCGAGATCGGCGCGCATCTTCGAGGTCACATTCTGACCATTGCGCAGCATCGTCTCGAATTGCGGGCCGAAGAACTTGCCGGCGATATCGAGCGCGGCGAGCTTCTTACCTTCCGCGCTGATCCTGTCGATTAGGTCGAGAATGACGCGGAACCGCGCCTCTTGCGTGCTAGCGCTGTCAAAGGCGTGCACGTCAGCGCCGTTGATGTTGCCGGCGCGGCGCTCCAAATCGAGCATGTCGTGCGCGGCGCTTGTGGAGGCGTTGCCATCGGTGCCGAGCCGCACAGTCGAGGCTTCCCGCGCCTTTTCGAGCATGGCAGTGAGCTTTTCCGTTTCAACGCCAAGCTCTTTGGCGTGATCGGTCCAGCGCTGGAAAAAGTCAGTGCCAGTGCCGGCGTTACGCGCGCCCTTCCCGACCGCAACAAGGTCTTCGATGCGCTTCTGAGCGGCCTCAGCGGCTTTCGACGTGCTATCGATCGCAAACTTGACTGCCTCGAATGCAGCAAAGCCGAGTGCTACCTTACTTGCCATGCCGCCGACATCGAATGCGCTGTTGATCTTCCCGGCCGCGTCTTTGAATGCGCCACTGATCGCGTTCGATTTCTGCACCGCGATAATTTGGGCGGTGTTCATGGCACGCTCAAAGAGCGTGATATCGCCGCCAATCTCAAAACTGATGTCTGACACTTTACTCGCCTTCGTTTAGGTCGCCGATCCCGGCTTTGATGTTGTCTGCGCTTTCGTCGCCGAAGACTTCGCGAATGACGGGACGAAAGAACGGCTGCGCCTCTTCGCGAAGCGTGCCGTATTCAAGCAAGAGCGCTTCGTCATAGGTGACGCCGTTCTTTGCGTCGAAATGCTCGGTTTCGGGCGTGCCGCCGGCCGTGATCTTCACGCCCGCCTGGTGTTCCTCGGTCTTCTCTTCCCACCTGATCGATGCCTGCAGCGCACCCTTTTCGACGGGAACGCGCTCTTGCATGGCGTCAACGGCCTCTTGTGCCTGTTTATCGAAGGCGTGCTGCATCCGGCGTTTGAGGATCGGCCCGAAATGGCCGATGCGCAGCGCCATCGAGGCGAGGCCGATCGTGCGGGCGCTGATCATGCCGCCGCCCCGTAGGGCTGTGCTTCGTCAAAGCGCGCGCGATCGGCTTCGAGGCCAAAGAGAAAGGCTTCGAGGATCGCGCCGACAAGCGGAACATATGCAGCCGGCGGTGATTTCCGCATCGCCTCCGCAACGGCTTCATGCGTCGGGAACGGAATTCCGGGCACGTTGGCGACTAGAACCGGCTTTGCGCCGGGATAGGCGAATGACAGGACGGCTTGCACGTCGCGAACCTGCCACATGCCGCCTGCGAAGCGCCGCCAAACCGCGAAAGGCGAGCCGATCGCGTGCTCCAGATAGGCAATGGCGCGATCGTCGCGCGCGAGCTGAAACCGCAACCCTTGGCCGCCGAATGTCGCGTCTACATAATCAACCTTGCTCATCTTTGCTTCCTTAGATCACTAGAAAACCGTGCGGGCGTGCTGTTTCGTCTTCATAGATTGAGGCGCCGTTCTCGCCGCACTCGGCACGGCGCACGGCCATTGCTGAGGCAACGGCGCCATCGATGGAAAGCCAACGTTTCGGTTTATTCAGCCGGACCATGTGGCCTTGTGTATTGCTTTGAACCTCAGCATTGGCGAAGCAGTAGCGCAGAACCGGGTGGCCGCCGTGCTGGAACTTGCCGCCGACGATCGCCGCGTGAAGCGCCGCAATCGCTGGCATCATCGTGAGCGCGCCTTGACGCATTTCGACAACGGGGAAGCCGTCATCATTCAGGTTGTTTAAGATGTTGCGCGCGAGCGCCGGGTCGAACGCGAACTCTTGCACGTTGAATTGGTCATTGAAGGTGCGCAGCTCTTCCTCGACAACGCGGAAATCAACCACGTTGCCCGGCGTCGGAGTAATAAAACCCTCTTCAGCCCATTGCATGTAAGGTGCGCCGGATATGTCTTGGCGCTCGCGCAAGTTTGCTTCAGGGCAGAAAAACCGCGGATAGACGATATAGCCGCCGTCTTCCGTTCGCCATGCGGCAATGAAGACAGTCAGGTCGATATTGCTAGAGAGATCGACGCCAAGCCAACAAGGTTCATGCTTCAGCGCGTCGAGATCGATCGGCGCGCGGCCTTGATCATAAACGCTCATTTCAACAAACGGGTCGCTGTTGCTGTCCAACCAGATATTTAGGTGATCGTTTTTGAACTTTTCGCGCATCGCCGGACGGTTCTCGGCTTCGCGCGCTTCCTGGCGTAGGGAATCGAGATCGGGATAGCCGAGCGAGAGGCCGGGGTTGACGCGGTGCCAAACCTCTTCGTTTTGCCAGTTTGCATCCGCGGGCGTCTCGAAGAGAATCGGGAGCGTGCCGGCGTCAGGAAACGCGCCGGACGCGACTTGGCGCGCGTAGCTGAAGATTTCGTGTGCAAGGTTCTCTTGCCCGCGCCCGGCCTGGCTGATCACGATTGAAAGCGTGCCGCTCGTTTTGCCTAGGCCGGTCCGCAGCACGTCATAGAGCTTGCGGTCGCGCCACGCGTGAACCTCATCGAAGAGCACGAAACTAGGCGTGCCGCCATTTGCGGCCGCGGCGTCACTCGAAATCGCCTTTAGGCGCGCCTTTGATTTCCGGTGAATGATCCTATGCCGCGAATCGATCGTTTGCGTTGCCGAGACGATGCGCTTGTCCGCCGAGACTATGCCGCTCGCTTCCTCGAAGGCGATGCGAGCTTGCTCGCGATCGTATGCCGCAAGCACGTTCTGGCCTTGTGGAACGCGCTCAGGGCCGATCGTATGAAGCAGCGCGAGCGCCGCGCCGAGCGTCGTCTTCCGAGCGCCGCGAGGAACCATAAGCACGGCATTCTTGACGATGCGCGTGCCATCGGCCTTCCGCGGCCCGTAAATGCGCCGCACGATGCGCTCTTGCCAGCGGTCGAGTTGAAACGGGCGCTTGGTTTTCGGGTGCTTCAGCGCGCGAAGGAACAGCACGGCGCGCTCGCCAAAGCCGAGCGGGTCATCAATGGGCGAGTTGTCGAAAACCCAAGCCGGATAGGCGCTAGTCGAGGCCAAGCGGGTCTTCCTCGGCATCGTCCGGCGCTTCGTCGCGCATGGCAGCGCGGGAGCGCGAGATCGGCGTCAGGCCGAGTTCGCATGCGAGCTGCCGCACGGATTTGATTGCCGCGTCCTGTATTGAAACCGCCGGGTGCTTCTTAATCAGGCCGTTCGGCGCGACAAAGGTGAGCTTGCCATTGAGTTCGCGCGCGGTTTCGCGAGCCGTTGCAACGGCCATGCAATAGGCTTCCAGCGTCGGGAGATCGCCTTCCGTCAACGTGCCGCGCTCTGTCATAATGCGAGCTGCGGAGCGCCATGCGGCCTTGCCGTCTTTGCCGAGCGATGCCGGTGCGCGCGGAACCTCGACAACGGGGCTCGAGCCGCTCGAGATCGCACTTGGCTTGCGTCCGCGCATGATTAGGCGCCGATCCTCTCGGCTTTGATCGTGAGCCCTTCGCGCCGGCCGATCTCTTCCAAGTCCTTCAGCGCGTGCGCCCGGCCCTGATAAGTGAGCCGATCTTCAAGCGTGAGGCCGCCGAAATAACGCGTTTTGAACGCCACGGTGCGGGTTGTGCGCGAACCTTCCGCCGCGGCGCTGTCTGCCGCGGCATTGGCAACGAGTTCGCCCCAGAGAGTGACTAGGTGCGACCACGTTTGTTGCGCCACGCCCGCGTCATCGATCGTTTCCGTCGCGCGCTCGATTACGAGCTGCCGATCAAGCTTGCCGGCCTTCATTGCCTCTTCTCCTGCAGAAGGGCTTCAATCGTCAGCACGCCATGCGAATGCCGGCCGGACGGGTCGCGCGTGTAGCGCGCGGCTGTGCTGATCACGCTGAAAAAGCGGTAGTCC